CGTGGTGGATTATCTGGTACAATCGTGGTTGGCAACGAATTTAACAGCTTTACAATAAAAATTCCTGAAGCTGTATCAAAATCAGCGACCAGGGAAGTTTACGCGGATTCACAAGATTTATTGGAGTTTGACCTAGCATGAGTCTTATTATTGGTAAAAAACTACCGGAAATCGTATGGGTTGGGATTTCCGACGAGAATGGAAGCCCATTAGAAGGTTTATATTTAGCCAAATATAATCACATAAAAGTTATTGAACGTAGGTTTACGTTTGAAGCAGAAAAATCACGTGCGCAAGCACAAGGTATTGCTACCAAGTTAATCCAAAGAATTGCTCAAGAGAAGGGTTTAACCATTGATGAGGTTACTAGAATTCTATCCCCAAGAACCGTAGGTAATACGGAAGTGGATAATAGTGACCTCTTGTTACAGTATGCAGATTCCTTTACGGAATTAAATCTACTATCTGGCTACTCAGAAAACGAGATTGGTGCTGCTGCTGCCACTGCGCTAATACAAACCAGGGCTGCTTATCCCATAGTTTTAGCGGACAAGGTTGCCATAAACGATAAGAAAGCTGTTATTGAGCCTTCCGAGCCAGTTCTAAACTCTCGCCAGATTATCCGGTTTGGTGACACTAAACTAGTGGTAGATGGCAACTATCCCCCCGATACGGAAACGATTAGAATAGCCCCCGCTGGAGGGACACTAGAAATTGGAGCGGTTGGGTTCCTAGCTACCAACAAATCCTACATTCTAGGCTATCCAGAGTGGACAATAGAGGATACTTATGGACTTAGTGAAGCTTTGGTAGAAAAAATCTATGAATTCTACCGCAATGAGTCCACTCGCTGGCAGGAGCTAAAAACTGTACAGGACGATGATAGCGAGGGGGAGGAACTGAGTCTACCAGCAGCGAAATAGACTGGGAGAAGTTGTATTGGCGTATCCAGTCTTACAGAATCCAAGATAGGCGTTTTAAAGACTGGGATACCTTTCTACAACAACCAGACTACGTGGTTTTTCGATGTATTACCGAAATGGAATCTATATACATGGAAAAAGCTAATGCGGAAGCACGTATACACGCTATCGGGTGGGCTGGCTTATTTAATGGGTTCAAAGGCAAAGATGACCCCGCAATCAACTTTACGGAGTTACTACCTTTCCCAGATAAAGTTAATAACACAAACAGGAGTAAACTGAGTGAGAAAACCAAGCAAATAATCAAAGAGGCAATACGTAAGCGAGAATTACCAACCGCTACATTAACCTCCTTGGCTATGCTGCTAGACCCTGTTTAGACATCTCCGGAAATAGCCAAAGCGTTACCAATACTACTTTTTACAGCGAATTTCAGGTAAATGAACCACGGTTTTTGTTTCGCGCAAAGGGAGAAGGTAATCAAAATCTGGTTTAAATAGATAAAAACTGCTGTAAAAAGTAGCTGACTGGTATGCCTAAATTTAACTTGACTTTTGATGCACCTATTGTTATGATTACCCTATGTTAAGTGTGGGGAATTCTTGGTTCTTGTCCTGGTTTAAAGGGGGAAAAACATGCTTACTTGTTTTGATGTAGCACGTTATTTCATTCACCTGGCAAACGAAACTGGTTCATATATTAGCAACCTCAAATTACAAAAGCTGGTTTACTATGCTCAGGCCTGGCATTTAGCGCTCTACGATACTGCTCTGTTTGAAGAAGAATTTGAGTCCTGGGTTCATGGGCCGGTCATTCCTGTGCTGTATCAGCAATATAAGGGTTTTGGATGGCGTCCCATCCAACAAGAAGTAGAGGAGCCTAACTTACCTGAAAATATCAGAAGTTTTTTGGATGAGGTTGTGGAAGTGTACTTCCAGTGCGATGCTTACGAATTAGAACGCATGACCCACCAAGAAACCCCTTGGATTGAAGCAAGAGCAAGGGGTTCCCTACCTATGGATGCTCCCTGTAATGAAATTATTACCAAGGAATCTATCAGGGAGTATTACAAAGTACGTGCCGAAGAAGAATAAGATTAAGAAGACTGAACTTCAAATCAGTCTCCTTTTGAAGAAATCTTTTAGTTAAGACCGGTTATCTGCCGGTCTTTTTATACAGAAATTTATAGCGAAGTTTTAATAAATCCGTAAAGTCTTTAGTGTTGTGGTTACCCCACACTGGGTCTGTCTTAGACTTTATCCAATTCTCACTAGAGTGACAAACTTTGGTATGGCAATGCTTGCAAACAGGGAATATATTAATACCGTATCTATCCCCTGATTTACGGTAGTTAGTGTGGTGGATTTCCTCAGAAGGGTTAATCCCGCAACAACAACAACGCCCACCAGTCTTTAGATGCGCTTTATGTACGCGCTTTTTATACTTTTTGAGGTTGCCATATCTAGCGCTATAATTCCTGTCAGCCATTCAAGCCTCCAATCTCCTTTATCTGTGAGGAACTAAGATACCGGAACTCCTTGTTGGCAGGGCTATTATGACTCATTTTTAAGCAATTTTGGGAAATTGGTTTAGAAAACTTTTTGACATTACTAATGGCAATACCATAACCCATATTATTGCCAAGATAGGTGTTTACCTCTGTAACAGACATCTGCAATTCGCTTATATACGAAGTTTTCCATAATTGACTAGTTTTTTTACCAACCAAAGAACCATTAAAGCTGCCAACGATATTTTTGGATTCTCGCTCACAAATAAGCACAAAATCAAAAAACCGTGGCTTACTCTTGCGTAACTCCAATGTCTTTTTGCCACTTAAAATATTAAGCGTATTCCTAGCCGAGAAGGTTAACAACAACGCTTTATCATCTAACCCAACTTCCTCTAAGTCCGGGTTATAGGCAAATAAGCTACAAGTCTTTGTGGTTTCCTTGAACTTCCGGTATTGATGCACTAACTCATCATATTCGCTAGGAATGAAGCCTTGACGTTGGTCTACAGTTGCAATATATCTACACGCATTCCCTGGGTCATACTGAAACATAGACCAAACCACATCACATATATTCTTAAATGTAGCCAATTTATCAACGTGCTGTCTATACTTTGTGAGTATATTTAATATCTTAGGCGCATACTTACGGCAGTTATTTATATCTAATGCGTATGCTAACGCACCAGCTGGAGAATACTCCCAAATGTCCCAAACAGTATCAGGAACATGATGACAGCTAAATATGATGTTCCGTATTTGGTCTTCAGTTTTATTTAGTGAAACTTCTCCCGTAGTCCACAAATACCCAATTTCTGCTTGATTTAATATTACTTGAGTATTCTTAATAGATTTGCTCATCCGTTTTTCCTCTTTCTTGCTTGGCAAGATGATATCAGAAAATCCTTGCTCAAACTACTTGACAAACAGAGTTAAAAGTGAGAAAATAGACACAGAGAGCAGGAAAATTAGGAGTAGTGTATGCTACGGGAATATCAACAGAAAGTCGTAAAAGAGGTTTACGACTTTTACCGCGCTGGACTTAGGTCTGTGTTGGTTTATGCGCCCACAGGAGCTGGAAAGACCCATATCAGCTCCAAGATAATAGCGGATGCCATGTCCAAAGAACGTCGAGTAATGTTCTTGGTTCACCGCACCAAGTTAATAGAGCAAACTATTAACACACTAACAAAAGCGTACAAGATTAAGCTTAACCAAATAGGGGTTATATCTCCAGGCTATGAGCCGGATTACAGTTGCCCTATTCAGATAGGGATGCTACAGACGATTGCCAACCGGAAACACTTGCCACAGGGCATAGGACTGGTAATACTAGATGAAGCACACACCACCGCCTATTACTCCACATTTAGGCGTATACAGGAGTATTACAGTAATAAGTTAACTTTTCTGTCTGAGTGCATGTTCTTAGGACTTAGTGCCACTCCCTGGAGAACCAAGAAGACGGAAGGGTTTTGTACGTTTTTTCAGGCTATAGTGCGCGCTCCATATCCCCAGCAACTCATAGAGCAGGGACATCTGGTAGATGCCAGGCATTTTGGCTATAACGGGTTGATAGATTACAACCAACTAGAAACCAGAAATGGTGAGTTTACTCAAGACAGTCTCAATTTAGTCTGTAATGATGAGCTAAACTCGTTTGTGGTAGCAAAATTCTTAGAAGTTTGTCCCACGCGAAAGGCAATAGCGTTTTGTGCCAGTGTTAAACAAGCACAAAACTTAGCAGAACAGTTCAATACAGTTGATATACCTAGTGAAGTAATTTCTGGGGAATTACCGGAATCAACCCGAAACGCAATATATAGACGGTTTAAGACTGGAGAAACGAGAATTATAACGTCCGTAGCAGTCTTAACAGAGGGATTTGACGAACCTTCCTGCGATTGCGCTATAGTGGCACGTCCAACAAAATCCAAGGCATTATGGGTACAGATGGCAGGACGCGCCCTAAGACTGTTTGAAGGCAAAAAGGACGCGTTTATACTGGACTTTGGAGAGAACTGTCAGAGATTAAAACTGTCAACCGCTAAACATAAAACCCCATTGTGTGCAATAAAAGAGCCGGAGGAAGGTGAAGCACCAATGAAGATTTGTCCAGTATGTCAAAACGTGGTTCCTAACTTCGCCAAAATCTGTCCTTATTGCGGACATGTGTTTGAGAAAGAACCAGAGCAGGAAAGTGGTGAAGAAGCGGTCTTTGGGGAAATCCTGAGCGTTGAAGAGAAAGAGGAGGTAACATATCTACGCTCTCAGGTGCTAAAGGCATGGCGTGCAGGAAGGTCTGTACCACGAGTCTACTGGCTATTTGCGCAACGGTACGGACATTCTCCAAAAGACCGATACTACTATAACTGCATCTTTAAAATGCCCAATAATCCCCACCCTAATCTTGTGGAAGCAAACAAACAAGAATACTTAAAGTATCTAAAACAACTAAAACCAAAAGCACCGGAAGCGTGGATACACACCCATCTCCGCCGTGAGTTTGGGGATAGATATTACAGGCAGTTACAGGAGATTAACTGGTGGAATATACTAGAAGTACCAGAACTATGCAAAGACTGGGGAAAGATAGCATTTAGCTACGGACGTAAGATACTGGAAGTTGACTCCCCACAAGAAGCAGCTCTACTCAACTTCGCCATTGAAGAAGCTACGGAATTTTTCCGGATTTCTTGTTAAGTCACAGGATACAACTAGAAGCGCTAAAACACTTCTAGTTGTATGTCATTCCAAAAATCTTCTAACCTGTTCAAAAGTAGCAGTAAAAGAGGATGTGGACTCACCGAGTATTTGTACAGACCACTCAGTACACGCATATAGCTTACCATCATCTGTAATACCGTCCAAAGACAATCTAAAAGCTCTGCCATCCCTTTCCCTTAAAAAGGTGTCGACATTTGACGCTTTATTGTTGGGAAGGTTAACGGATATACTCCAGGAAGATGTGGTAAAATTTATTGTGTATCTACTAGCGCGTCCTTCTACTCCATTATCCCCAAATTTGGATATATTTAAAGCAGGGACTTCTGTGATAGAGTTATCCCATGCAGGTACAAGCGGAATTAAAGGAAAAGGCATGATTAACGTTAAACTAGAGGGTGAATTAGCAGACTTATTTATAGATACTATTGACTTAGCTGTATCTTCCGTAGGAGAAGCTATACGTGCTTTAAAAGCCAATTTTAGCGGTTTTTTTGATTACTTAGAGAAATCTAGTAGTCGTGGTGTATATTATAAAGTATATGTTGGGCATCAGCAAATAGGAGAAAAAGAGCTAATCTGTCCAATAGCCAAAAAAGTACGCTCTATCAGGATTGTGCCAATATTTATGGGTGCAGGCGGTGAAGGTACTCAGTGGTGGCAAATTTTAACTGGAGTTGGATTGATAGCCGCAGCTTTTTTGTTACCAGCAACATTTGGTATTAGTCTCTTGGGTGGTAAAATTTTAACTCCATTAACAATTGGTTTAATAGGAGCTGGATTATTGTTAAGCGGTATTATGTCTATCTTTCAACCGCAAAAAGAACCAACAAAAGAAGAAAAACAATCTAATAGTTTTAACCCAGTAGAAAATGCAGGAGAAGGTGGGCGCGTACCAGTGGTATATGGTATTATGATGGTTGGTATAACACCTATATCTGTTAAATTAGATTCTAATGTTGTTGGTGCTTAAAATGTCAAAAAAACACAAAGAAAAACCAAAAGGATTTGCTGGATCTGGAGGAGGCAAAGGAGGTGGTAGCAGCAGAACAGAGACTCCTGTTTCAGGACGCTCTACTTCTACCGCTTATATCTTAGGCGCAATAAGTGAAGGTGAGGTAGAAGGGCCATATAACTGGACTAAAGGTGTTTATCTTGACGAAGTTCCAATCTTAAACAGTGATAATACTAGTAATTTTAAAGAGCATGAATTTCATTTTAGGAATGGAACACAAACTCAAGAAACAATAAATTTTAACACAGGAAACAAGACTTTTGTCCCAACAGTTATTCAAGCTAGTTTAATACCAGAAACAGCTCCAGATAATACAGAATCTAATTGGTATATATATGACAAACCCGTAAGTTTAAATTATGTAACTTTTGAAATTTTAATGTATCTTTCTAAAGAAGAATTTGATGATATTACAGTGCCAGCAATAAACTATCAAGTATTCGCTAGAAATGATAACTCTAGTAACTGGGTATTAATAACTGAAAGGCTTTTTACTGATTTTGGAATTATAAGAACTGTAAATGTAGTTGATGAATCAACTTACTATATATATAACACACGCGCAAAAACAACTTTTTCTTTAGACTTTTTAGCTGATTTAGGCAAACCCAGTAATTACTTTCAAATTAAATTAAAAAAAATACCTATACCAAACTCACACCCTAAGCTAACACAACAATATACTAATATAATGTTGTATAGTTTTACCGGAGTTGCTGGAGGATCTGATAATGCAATTAATAATGAAATTCCAGTACAAACAGAAGTAAAAAATAATTTAGAAATTACTAGGCAATTTACTAGTCTTACAGCTAATGCAGTAAAAGTCAAACTTGCATTTGTTTTACAACGCCAAGATGACCAAGGTAATATTTTTGGAGAAAGAGTATATTTTAGGATTTGGGTTAAAGAACCAAACTCAGGGTTTTTGATTAGAGTTGACACTAATTACGCAGGAAGATATCCAAGCCCTACAGAAGTTGATTTTTTAATTCCTTTGTATTCAGCTCCTAGTCAAAGCAATGCTAATTATTCAATTAAAGTTGAAAAATTAGATGCAGAAAATAATGACCCAAAAATTCAAAGACAACTAACATGGGTTTCTTACACTCAAATAACTCATACTTCTTTGCGGTTTCCAAACACTGCAATAGCTGGTTTTAAATTCAATACAGAATATTTTCAAAGAATACCTTCAATTGCCATAAAATTAGCAGGCAGAAAGATTCAAATACCATCAAACGCAACAATTAAAGATGATTTATCAGGTAAGCCAGAAGTTAGATACTTAACTTTTCAGGGTCAATGGAATGGGACATTCCAAACTCCAAGTCAAGCCTGTAGTGATCCAGCATGGATATTGTATGATTTATTAAAACATACTAGATATGGATTAGGTAATTACATTGACACTACTCAAATAGATAAATGGGGTTTGTATGAAATTAGTAAATATTGTAACGAATTAATACCAGACGGTAGTGGCGGATTAGAACCAAGATTTAGTTGTAATATAAAACTTGAAGGTAAAGTAGAAGCATATCAAGTTATACAAAACTTGGTATCAATATTCAGAGGTTTTGCGTACTGGCAAGCTGGAGCAGTTTCTTTTGTTGCAGACAAACCAAATACTGTAGTGCATCAATTTACTCAAGCAGACATAGAAGAAGGATCTTTTTTGTATAGCAGAAGTGGATTAAAAACCAGAAAAACCATAGCAGTAGTAAGCTACTTAAATCCTATAGACTTTTTTAAAAAAGCTGTAGAAGTAGTAGAAGATCCAATTGGTATACAAAAATGGGGCATTAGAGAAATGGAGCTGGAAGCTATAGCCTGTACGTCAAGAGGACAAGCAAGACGTGCTGGAGTCGCAGCTTTACTAACTAATAGGTTAGAACAAGAATCCGTGACTTTCAAGGCTAGGGCTTTTGCTGCTTTTGTTAAACCTGGTGATTTAATACGTATATACGACTCTAAAAGAACTACTGCAAGATATGCTGGTATTATAAAAGCTGCAACTGCAACAACAGTCACATTAGATAGTCCAGTAAACTTACCTTCTGGTACGACTTATAAAATAACTGTGACAACTAGTACACTGCAAATACCACAAATAGAAGGAGGTAACAATTTAGCAGATCCCTCGCAAAAACAAAAACTAAGATTTAAAATAGCAGAAGCAACTATAACTAGTAACGGAAATAACTTAACTGTATTAGAGTTGCAGTCTCCTGGATTTGGTTCTGATGTTCCGCCACCAGAATCTAACTGGGTAATACAAGGTGGTGATTTATCTAATACAATTTATAGAGTAATTAACCGCTCTCCAGTGCAAGATTCTATAGAAGGTTTGCACGAAATCTTAGCTATAGAGTATAATAATAACAAATATAGCTTTATTGACGATATGCAATTTCCTTTAACCTAATAATATGCCTTGGGAATTACAGCCACTACCACAAAGAATAACTACTCCAACTCCAAATTTAAAGCCCAAAAATATAACTACATCGCGTAGGTATATTCCAACTTTAAAAGATGTTGAAGAAACTTCTGCTAAATTATATAATTTAGATGTTAATTGGGATGCTCCAACTATTGAAGAAAATGGCATTGTTACCAAAAGCCCATGGACAATTGGTTACGAAGTAGAAGTTAAAAGTGGAGAATTGCAAGAATGGAATTTACGCACAAGAGTAAAAGACAATTTTATGACCTTCCCAAACGTAGCTTTTGCTACCTATTATGTAAGAATAAGGACAGTTGTATTTGGAGGATCTATGTCTGATTGGGTTGAGTCTTTTGCTATTGGAACTCCGGGCCCATACACAGCAGTGTTTAATATTAGTCGAAATTCAATGTTAATTACAGAATTTTAGGAGTTTTTATGCCTTCAATAAAATATATAGACGGAAGCTCAAATACTAGAGAAAGAGCTATTACTACAGCAAGTCAAGGTACAACAGCCAACCCAGATGTTTTTCTTTTCTCGTCAGACGAATTAGGCGCTAAAGCTGATACAGCTGCAACTAGTGATACTGGTAGTTTTAGTTTAATTAGTTTATTCAAAAGACTTTTAAGCTCTTTAACGTCTAATGTAGGTTTACAAGCTGATACAGCTGCAACTACTGATACTGGTAGCTTTAGTTTAATCTCTCTGTTTAAGAGACTTTTAACTATTGTATCTAGACCCAGTATAGTTTATGCTAATGCTACTTTAACCGCAACAACAGATACCCAAATAGTAGCAGCACCAGGAGCAGGAGTTAGCGTATATATAACTCACTTAGTAGTGCAAAACATAACTACTACAGCCACTACTGTTAACGTAATGCAAGGGACGACTACGGTTTTATCTTTTCTGCTGCAAACCCAAGGAGCATCACAGGTAATAGCTTTCCCACAACGTCGAGATTTTAAGCTAACAGCTAATACTGCTTTAAACTTACAGGCAACTACAGCCAACGCTATTACTTACTCGGTAGGATATTTTACAGGAGCTTAATATGACTCAAGCTTATTGGTTACCAACCCTAGTTTTAAATCCGCTTTGGAATATTAGCCAACGCACTTTTATTCCAAAGGTAACCACTGTTTTAGGAGATAATTACAGCCAAACCCAAAACAAAGGCTTGGAGCCAGTAATAGAGTGGGACGTAAAAAGTCCTGTAATGCCTGAGAGTAAGCTAAATATTTTACTGGGTAGCTTACGCGAATATGCCACTACAAACTTTTTATGGTCACCTACTGGAGAAAATTTAAAGCAATGCGCTTTGGTTAATGACTGGATTATAACACCTAGTGGGGTATTCAATGGACAGGTTTATTCCTCTATATCAAACAAGATTATTACTAGCAAGATTAGGAATAATTTAAGCGTACCACGTACTGATACCTATCCTAACACTAGTATTACATTAGCATTTAATTCTGCTTTTTATTCCGCTAGTACAAATACAACTACCTGTAATTTTAACGTAAGTAGAAGCGGTAGCACCCCTCAAGTATTAATTCCATGGAGTGCCTATGGAAATCAGCTTAATAATGCCACAAAAGCCACTGGTGCTGATTTTGTAGGGAATGCGTTACCCAGTGGATTTGTCAACTTTAGTCAGGGGCAGAATATAGCATTTGATGCAATAAAAGTATCTTTATTAGGAGATAAAACTGTATTTACAGACCATACAGCAGCATTATCCAAGAAAGCCTTTGCAATTACTTTAAACCCTTCTTTAGTGTTGTACTTTATATGATAACAGAATTAACCAAGCAAACTATAAAAACAGAATGTGATAAAAACCCAAAACAAGAATCTTGTGGACTGGTTTTATTGCAGAACAACCAAGAAATAGTTGTACCATGCTTAAACGCAGCTGATGACCCTACCGACAGTTTTGTTATAGACCCAGATGAAGTGGAAAGCATACTAGATAGTAATGAAGATGCAAACATTAAAGCGGTTTATCATTCTCACTGGAGTGACACACAGCCTAGCATACTGGGCGCTATAGACATAACTAATAGCAAAGCATCTAAAACAGCTTATCTATTGCATCACACAGGGTTTAACGAGTGGGATGGGTTTGACCCTAACAATTTATATCCTTTTCCAATGAATCCAAGCAAACACAAACCAAGCGATATTGACTACTATTTAAAGTGGCCATTTATTTATAACCGGTCTGACTGCTATTCTTTGTTTAGAGCTTATTGGGGCAATTATTTAGGTATAAACATACCAGAATTTGTAAGAGGTGTGGCAGTGGAAGAGACTCTATCTCCGGACTGGGATTTATTTGAAGATAATTTCAGTAAAGCTGGTTTCCGGAAATTAGAGCATGACGAACCATTACAAAACAATGATGCAATTTTAATGACTTTGCAAGGTACTCAAACCCACCACGTTGCTATCTTATTAGATAAGATAACAGGAAAGGCATTACATACAGTAGGAGGACGCAGAACTAGCGAGTTATTCGTTTATGATGGTGAGTATTGGAAGTCTGTAACACGCTACGTATGTAGGCATAAAGAGTTTGATAAGGAGTATAGCGATGGTGAACTTAGAGACTATTTTAGAGACTCTGGAACGATGCAGCATCAGTTCTTACAATTACCAAGATGAGTCCGATGACGATTTTGAAGTACAGGATGTAGTAATTAGCTGCTCCACAGAAGATTGTAAGATTTTAAGCCAAAGCCACGAATTACTGATAGATGCTGTTTTAGAAAACTACGAATTTACTAAAATAGTTGTAATTTTGTCCACAAAAGACCAAGAGTGGATAGAGTCCTTCAGGGTAAACTATACGGAGATAGATGAAGATGAGATAGCAGAAATAGGAGAGATAGAGGGAATAGAAGAACCGGAAAAAGCTAAACCACATAGATTTAGAACACTTAAAAAAATACAATCTAAACAAAAAATTAATCTTCTACTAGTATGTATTACAGAGCATTTCTATAGTCTTATGGCAAATATAGTTAAGATATTATGTGATTTATAATTATGATTAATTTACTTAGTTTAAATCCAGAAAGTTTTATAGAGTTATATGAATTTTACAAATTTAGTAAAAGCAACCCAAATTTAACTATTAGAATATGTAATTTTATTAAAGAGGATAATAGCATACCAGGTTTATCCTTTGAAGGTAATTTATACTATGCTTTAGGTATACAGGGTGAGGGTTTTGACCTAATTGGACAAGGAGCAATCCCCACCCCAAATATAACCATATCTAACGTTGGTGGCATATTAACCAGTTGGCTTAAAGAAACCCGCACTAATCCAGATTATAGACTGGAAGGGACTTACGTCAAGCGTCGTGTTACGCAAAAACGGTTTTTAGACGGGGAATCAAATGCCAATGATAGTATCAAAGAATTGCCATACCAAATATACGTAATTGAGCAACTAGGAGAAGAGACATATCAAGCGGTTAAACTTAAACTAACTACACCTTTTGATGTAGAAGGCATTACACTACCATCAAGAATCATGTCTAGAACCTGCTCTTGGAAGTATAGAGGAGGAGAGTGCGGTTACGTACCAGGAAACATGTTTACAATCAATAACGAATTTACAACCAATCAAAATCTTGACATATGCGCTAAAACTCTTAAAGCGTGTCAGTTAAGATTTGGACAGTTTCAAACCCTGCCTTTTGGTGGGTTCCCGGGTTTAAACACCTACTCCTGAGCCTCCTGTTGTTTGCGGATTTTAATCTGCTCAAGTCTTTCCGGTAATGATATCTCAGGCAAAGTTTTTTGATACACATGAGCTTTGTTTAAAGTTTCTAATAAGCCACTAAGCCCATTCTTTACACAATCTGCCACAATACTAGACTTGGATTGCCCAGTCTCCTGAGCGATGGCTTCAATGATTGTGTTGTAGTAGTCGGGAATACTAATAGATATTTGCATAGCTACTCCTATTTTTCCTGGTTAAGTTGTTTTTACTCTTGTATACAAGGTAAATATAATGTATCATGGCTATAATGACAATATACCATGGATATACAACAGCAGGAAGATAGTAATATGTTAGCAAATAAGACAGCAACCAAGACAGCAAGCGAGACCGTAATTGAGTTCAAAGAAAAGTATAACTTGACATACGCAGAATTAGCGGTTGCGCTGGGGAAATCAGAGCAAACAGTCAAAAGTTATTGCTTTGATAAAAGTTCAAAGAACAAGAGGACTCCACCACCTAGCGTTTTAGTCCAGATCAAGACCGTCGACAGATTTTGGAGTACAACTGGAACACGTGTGGTGTTCTTTGCTTCAAATTGAGACTGACTTGAAACCGGACAGGTCACCCATGAGACTACATGATAAGTCTCTTATACGCTACATAAATCAATAACATAAGACACTAGCCCGACAAGGGCTTTTGTTTTATCTTTAGATTAGCAGCAAGACGGAAGTACCACACTAGTTGAGTGACAGGATACTGAAAGTCAGGATGCAGTATAAATCTAGAAAAACCTATTTGTTTATGGAACAAATTACACTTTATCCAACCAAGATAGTAGGGAGAAAACACCAACCAAAACAGAATAAAGTCCATACTTTATTACCGGATATGACACGCACTGAGGTAGCCAAACTACTTGGTTATAGTACAGTCCGCTCTGTACAAACTCTATTGTTAACTGGTGCTACTTTCCTAGACCCACTCAAGATTTATGTAGACCCAGATACAGGTGCGTTAAACGGAAGACCTCTGGAGAATGAGCAGCACTTAGAGCTACTTAGGACAATCCAGGAGTTAATAAACCGCTACCGTCGTACCAAAAATAAAGCCCAAATTATCCAAGAGAAACTGCAAAACTTAAACGAAAAAATCATGAGAGGTGAATATGACTACAACTAATAACACCACAATCAAAGACTTCGCTAACGCAATTGGAGTAAAGCCATTTGAGCTATTACGGGAGATTAAACAACATCACCCCGAATTACAGCTTAAAGTAGAATCACCTCTACCTGATATAGCGCCCAATAGCGTACTAGGACAAAAGCTAACCATGCTTGCAAAACAATCTTTAGCGCAACAAGAAGAGTGGGTAGAACCCGAGACCCAGGAAGTAGACGAAAGCCATCAAGTAGCAGGTGGAGAGTTAACCACCAGTCAGCAAGTGGAAGCCAATGCCAACAACATACTGGCAATTCAAAACACTATTGCTACAGAGACTTTAAACACTATGGCTGTAGCTGACACCATGACAGCAGGTGTAACAGGTGTTAATGCAGCGCTAAGCTCTTTAAAAGCTTATACAGATGGACAAAGCAAGGTATATGACACTTATCTAGAGCAAAAGCAGAAAGCACTAGCTGACCAAATCGGTAAACTCAACCAGAACTTGGGAGATGTGTCTAAATCCATCCAATCTGACCTAACTGAGGTCTATGCAAAACAAAAAAAGTTGTCACAAACCCGGAACGAATTACTAAATCAACTAAAGTCGATGCTACCAGATTACAAGTAGCACAAGCGTTAGAAAATTTAGAACCAGAGCTGGCAGAGAAGTTGTCCGAACTACTTCAAGCCAGCGATATCCGGGAGGAGTTGATGAGGTTGTTCGCAATTCAAGAATCCCAAATAAAGATGGCAGAAACAGCCACAGAGATAAGAATATTTAGACAATTGTTACAAAACAAGAAGGTGCGTATGCTGATTGAAAACATTTTAGGGATTGGGTCTATCACTGGCATTTTAGCCACCGTTGGCTATGCAGGTACAGCAGCTAGTGTGGCACTTCCGGTAATACCAGTAGCTTTGGGTGCAGCTGCTTTTTTACTAGGCGTAACAACATTTTTAGATGAATTCACCAAGAGGAGATAAACACTATGGACACCAAGAAATTGAGACTAGTCAAGGAAGTATCCATACAGAAATATGAAGATACTGAAACACACATAGAGCGCCACTACGAACCAAGTCAGGTTCCAACCATTCTGGTATCAGGTTTAACCGTAGCTGGTATAGCATGGGCAATCACAACTACCACCAGCGTCATAGGCAATGTAGTTGGTGGATTTTCTCAACCACAATCACCGCAATCACAACAATGTGTTGTTAGGAGTACAAAATGAGTATCTTTGCGTTTTTCGGAAAGCTAAATGCCAATGTATCTAAAAACAGCACGCAACTACTGGACTTAATCCAGCAAAACCATAAGCCAATATACAGATACACCTTGGATGTGTCTGATGAACAACTAGACCAGATGGTAAAAGAGGCAGAAGAGCTTTCAGAACGAGCAGAGAAGGTGCAGGTATATTGCCAAGCTGGGCAGATGAAGATAAACGCGGTTAGAACCATTTACGACTCAAATGCCCAGTTAGAGCAAAAAACCATTGACCTAGCGTTACAGATGCACCGCACCAACGAGAAACTGATACCCAAGAGAAGGGAGTTTAAAGCATTACCTTCTAGTTACCGGGGATTAGGCAAGAAAGCAATTACAGGTAATTCACCAAGACACATTTTAGGAGGTTTCGTATGACAGATGAATCACCATTAGTACAGTCCGCTAAAGCAGGTTCCGTAATAAACCAGGGATTAATCTTAGTGGGTTGTGGAGTAGCAACAGGATATTTAAGCCGTTGGTATCCAAATATATTACCGGTACTAGGAACAATTGTGGCTTTTGCGTTTGTGTTTAGCGTATTGTTCCCCGGTACTAGAAAGTTCTTTATCATCATCGGATTGGGCTTTGGTGCAGGATTTATCCTAGGTTTGGTTAATTGACTTGGACACAATTGAAACAGATTTGGCAATAAAGGAGGGCTAAAGTGAAAAGACAGTTTAATACGCAAACACCAATTTTACCGCATTTAGCGTTAATAACTTTAATGACTTTATGCCCTGCTACCTTACCGTGGCAGAGGTTTAAAGAACTAAGGACTGCGACTAGTTTAATAGCATTTTGCTACGCATTAATACTTAATAAAAAGACTCAAGAGAATGCGTGGGAAGCGGAATTACTAGCCATTGAGGAGGATAACTACAAAACCGCTTATCATAATGCTAGTATAGATTATTTCAAGAATCAAGCGCAAGAAGACTTACATAATGAGCAACAACAAAGATTACAAGAGAGACAACAAAAGTTACAACAACTACAAGAAAGACAACAAAAACAACGCCAACCTTTCTCTTTTGATAAAATTCTCCAACCTTTTGCGCCCAAGGAGAAGTTGCCTGTTTCAATCGGTG